TGCGTGGGCCCTTCAGAGTTTTCGGAACAGTAACCACCTTTACAGGAGGCTCTTGCTCCGCTGACAGGAACGCGACTTTCTCGAGCACTCCATCATCGAAAGCGCTTATCGAATAAGCACTATCTAAGACTGGAAAATAAGGCTCAAGACGTTCGTGCCAGTACTTCCAAACATACTTCTGGTTACCCATGGTACGATCGGAAGTAATACCGGGTCCGTGCCGTGGGACCAACATATCAAGGCGTAAATGCCCCAACATATTATCCCACAGCACAGCCGAAACTTGAGCAAAGCGCTCATGGTCGGCTGTCGGTAAATAAAACTCGGCGAAGGATCGCTCAGTTTCAACATAGGAATGAAGCGTCTTTGCAACCCTCTGAGGGCTGCACGGTAACTCCATTTTCTTGAAGGTAAGGCAAAATTGCCTTGTTGCTTCAATGATAACGGAAGCTTGAACCGCTTCAAGTTTTTCTTTGTCATAAATCCTCCCTGTCTCACGGTTAAAGAGTTGACTAAGCATACCTTGCAAGAATGCAGGGATTGCGCCAGATCTCACCTTCGCGAAATTGCGAAAGTGAACTGTAGAGTCGATTGTCCCCGTCTCTAAGGCCTTTTCGAGGTCCGAAGAGAATTGGGGTAAGGTTATCGTTAGGAATGATAACCCTTCCTCTTTAACCCGTGATCTCAAAGTTATAAGATCACGTAAATCAGAGACTTCAGCGATACACTTAGCACACGCGTCTTCATAGACACAATGTGCCATCTTCAGCAGATCACTTACGTTGCTTTTCAAAGTAACCCTCCTTTCGAGGTGGGCAGACTTTCAAGCCACGAAGTCATCCTCCAGGGAACATTGCCGACCCCCATGGGACGGCACCCTGTCATAACTATTACAACGAGTGACGCGTATACAAAGCGCGCCAATTACCCATAAGATAGGGCTTGGGGTCAGGAATTCAAAACTCCCGACCAACAAGTTTTCCTATAAGGGTCGCATCCACTTGGGCGAA